TAACTCCTCACGCCTTTTTAATTCCTCTAAGTCCGCCTGATTTAATTTTTTCTTAAAAAATTGCATAAGTCAATGATATTGTTTTTTAATTGCCGACCTTTTTTATCATATTTGTGTAGCACTTACCTGATACCAATTAGTCCCATTGCTAAAAACTAAGTCCGCTTGATTCGTATCATAATACATATACCCTTTAAAAGAAGAAGCTGCTCCCGGAGTTCCTGCCCTTACTTCAAATCCGAAAGGAGTTTTGCACGATAATTTATCTGAGGGTCCATAAAAATCAAGCATTAAATAACTTCCGTGATAGATCCGTCCATAAGAAGGATTTAATCTTAAATAATTTAGATAAAGATTAGCCCAATAATAAGAAGAAGAACCTAAATTATATGAATTAGAAGATGAGGGATAAATCGTTCCCGGAATCCCAGCATCAGTTATTGCTGATCTTGCCTCTGAATCCGTATATTTTGAATGATGAGCAGAGGCATTAGTTGCGTGATTTAGAATATCTATTCCATCTACTGTTCCAGTAACACTAATATTCCCGTCTACATAAACCCCTGTTGCCATTGTGCTAAATACAATATCCAGACCACTATCAGCAAGTTGCACATGACCAGATGTTGCACCTCCACAAATTACAACATTTTTATCTGCTTGTCCCGCAAAAATTCCCATATTTCCACTAAAACCATAAAATGTTCCGCATAAATTAGTAGCATCATAAAACTTAATCCATTCAGTGCCACCCCCCATAATAACTCTTGCCCCAGAAGCCGCTGTTTGAACAGTTCTTCCAGTTAAAGTTCCAGTTATTATATTGTCTGCTGTCAAAAAATCAGTCTTAATATAACCTCCCTGAATAATCGTGTAGCCCTGAACTTTGGCAGTATCGGCTGCTGTATTAACAGAGGTTTGGTCGGCAAGTGGATCGGTGCATTTAGCTTCTGTTTTTCCTACCGTAATCGTTCCCGTTATATGAGCGTCTTTTATAATCGCATTTTTAATCTGTGCCGAAAGGGTAATAAACTCCCCTGTCGTCACCAAATCCGAAGTCAAAGCGTTTAGTCCGATCTGCTCTGCTATAATGGTTCTTGCCACAATGTTTTCTCCTCCCCAGAATCTCACGCCTCCCATAAATCCCATTGGTATAAACTGAGCTCCTTTTGCGGTATTCGGATTTGGGATTGCGTATCCCAAAGCTACCCTATCCTCTCCCACTCCATCTCCGAAGGCAGTTGAGAATTGAAGCACGGTCTCCGAAGTGCTTGGCTTAAAATAGCAGATCTCCGTGTTGGTGAACTCGTAATTTCCTGCTGCGATGTTGTAGATCTCTCCGCTACTCATTATTATCTGTCCTGCCTCCCATTCTATTTTGTGGTAATTAACTATTAAAAACTTCACGCTACAGGTAAAATGTTTGTTCCCAAAGCTCTCCTCTGTCACGGGAGGAGTTTTCATTATATCGTTTTCCAGCAATTCCATTATTCCCTTATCCTGCTCGGTCATTATCTTTATATCATAAATAAAATCGGTGGGAGTTCGTGCTTTGAACGCCACCGATTCAATTATAAAATCTTGATTGACTCCTCTTAAAGTAGAATTAACATTTATTTTCTGTCCAGAGTTCAGCCCTGCTTCGTAAGTTTCAAAACCACCTTTTTTCAAGGGGTCTTTATAAGCAGCTAAAATTGCGTTAGCTTTCTGCGTTGCCTCTGCTTCCGAACTCATACTATCGTCTCTAATAATGATTTCGTGTTCTCCGTAAGCTGTTATTGAAGCATCATCGTGAACTTGAACATTTGGTATTTTCCCTCCCTGTATATTTATTCGGTTCTTTATCTGCTCGTAATCCTCTGTTATTTCCAAAGAATCTGAAATACAATACCCGTTGGTATCTGTAATATCAAAAGGAGATGTTATGCTGCCCTCGGCAAAGAAGTATATTTTTTTGTCGGAGTCAACATACCAATGGTATCCCGTTCTTTCTGCTAATTCGTCAAGGCACTTTGACATCGGCTTCATATCAAAATAGATCGCCTCAATTGTTGTCGTGCAGTTTACATTCGTAATGTCAAAAGTCGTTGCGTATTTGCTTTGTAGATCCGTTATTATTTCGTTTACGGTTTTATTTTCGTAGGTTTCTGAAACCAGTTTTCCGTCAAGTTGATCTGTCCAGTCCTTACATTCCACTTCATAAACAAGAACCTTCCCTTGAATTTTTATATTTACATTTATTATCTGTCCTCCAAAAATCTTTGTAGCACCGTCCCAAACTCCTATTTCATCTCCACCTGCGGGCACATAGGTTCTGCCTCCGTATTTTTCGTAAGTAAAATAACAAGCATTTGCATTAGAATACAAATTATCTTGAACTTCCAAAGAATCAAAGTTGATCAAATTGCTCTTATCCAAATTGTCAATTTTAAATACAATAGCCATATCGTTTTATGTTTAGTATCTTAATTCCCTTCTGAGCATTTTCCCGAGCATTTCGGCAAACTTTTTTCCTGCCTCTCTGTCTAAATAGTTTCCTCCCTGAACATAGACATTAATATCTCCGACTCCTCTGCCTCTTGGTATTATGGTTTCTCCTCCGTGAACTACTGCTAATTGAGCTCCGACTCCCGGAACTACACCTCCGTGTTGCCAGCTTGGTAATTTACTATAAATCCAATCTCCCATCTTTGAAAAACCACCTGATATTTTCTCTCCCACTCCCGAAACTGCACCTCCAACCTTCTCTTTTATCGTTCCCGGAATCTCTTTTACCTTGTTGACTATATTAAGCAATCCGTCTATTTTGTCTGTAATCCAATCAATCGCCCCCCTAAATATATCTTTTATTCCCTCCCAAATCCTTCCGAAGAAATCTTTAATATCCTCCCAATGTTTTATGATTAAGCCCGGAACAGTCCAGTTAAAGAATAGGTATTTAATAAAATCAAGAACAGCCATAAAGATATTCTTAATTCCTTCCCAAACCGCTGAAAAGAAGTTTTTTATAGCGGTAAACTTTTCCACTATCCAATCTTTTAATGATTGCATTACTATTTTAAATCCCTCGCATATCTCGTCCCAATGTTTGTAAGCATAAATAAAAACTCCTACCAATAAAGCTATAACTGCTATTACTGCTGCTATTGCCAGTCCAACCGGAGAGAACGCTGCTGCTAATAATGGCAACGCTGGTAAAATCATTCCTAAAATCATCAGAACGGGACCAAGAGCTGCTGCCAGCCCAGCGACTATAAGTATTATTTTTTGCATAGTCGGAGAAAGCCCCTGAAACTTTTCAATTAAGTTTACTATCTTTTCTGCAAAATCTTTTACATAAGGCATAAGTATGTTTCCTATCGTAATTCCTGCGTCTATCAATCGGTCTTTTATTATTTTCATCTGGCTTGCAAAGCTCTCTAACTGCTTATTAGCCACATCCTCTGTCGTTCCTGCTGCGTTTCTTAATTCCTTCTCGTAGTTTCTAATGGCGTCTGATTGCCCGACCAAAGCAAGTATTGAAGCAACAGATCTGTCTTGAAACTCCATTTCCATAAGTATAGACCTTTTCTGTGCATCGCTTTTTCCTTCCAATACTCCTTCCAAGTCCCCTATAATATCTGCCATATTTCTCATATTCCCGGAACTATCAAATACCGTCACCCCGTATTTCTTAAATGCTTCCTCGTTTTTGATTGCTCGTGTCTGTAAATCTCTTAAAACAATATCTAATCTCGTTCCTGCTTCCGCACCCTTAATGCCCTGATCCGCAAGTGCGGCTAAAACAGCTACGCCTTCTTCAATGTCCTTATTGACCATTTTCAAGGCAGCACCGGCTCTTGTTGTTAAAGATTCCGAGAATTGCTGAACAGTCGCATTTGCTAATGTATTAGCTTTTACAAGAGTATCTGAAACCCTAATCATATTCTTCATATTGGCAATAGCATCATCTCTTATGGTTAATCCAAGTGCTGATTGTGCGTCAGTAAGTAAGTCGGTTGCCAATGCCATATCAAAAGCACCTGCTTCAGCAAATTGAGCAACCTGAGGCATAGCAGCTATTGCTTGGTTAGCGTCTAAGCCGGCTGAAGCAAGATAAAAATAGGATTCTGCCGCTTCCTTGTGAGAAAAGGTTGTTGACTTTGCGACTTCCCTTGCCACTCTTTCCATTTCTTTTTCCTGCTCAATCGTTGTATTCATAATAGCCAACGATTTCGTCATCGCATCGTCAAAATCAGCAGCAAACTTTATACTCGCTGCTCCAGCTCCAACTAATGGCAATGTTAAGCCCATCGTCATTGACTTCCCTACGCTTTTCATTTTCGCACCCGTTGCTGCTAAGTCATTTCCTGCCTTGCTTATCACTCCGGAGGCTTTGTCTATTGCCGTTATTATGATTTGTAGGCTTGCAGTTCCTCCTCCAATTCCAATCATATTTTTGACTTATATTGTTTTTTTAATTCCAAAATTAAGTCCCGAACAAAATCCCAACTTTGGAAGTTGTATTCTTGCTCTGTCCAGCCCATTAAGGAGCAAATCATTACTTTGAGTCTTTCAAAATCTGTTCTTTTTTTTTATCTTCTCCGAAAGAAGTTTGGTTGATTAAGTCCGTCACATCTGATATTTCCAGCTTCTTGATATTCTCAAGGGTTATGGCTAACTTCTTTCCCTCTTTGTCTGTTAAGTTCCATTCAGATATCATCAGGCTTAAAGCCCTTAAAGTTCTCTCAATATCGTTAGTCGTGCTGTCTCCATAAACAAAACTCATATCGCCAGCCAAAAGCCCGTTTTTCAAAACAACTTCACTTCCTTCAATGGATTTTAGAGAGGTTTTTATGATCTCTCTTGTGTCTTGTAATTCTGGCATAGTTTTTTAGCTGTTATGCTTTAAGATAATCTTCTACCTCGTTCACAAGGGTAATCTCTATCGCCCTTGCCGGATCGCCCTCGTCATAATGAATCTTAATATCTACTCCTTCCGTCACTATGTCGTCAAGCGGTCTGTCCGGAGTCCAACCTTCAAAACTGACTCTTGGTAAGTCAATAGTTAGCTTCGGATGCTGCGCCGGATCAGTTCCAATCATAATGTCGGTTCTCTCCATCTCTATTCTCATCGCCTTGTAGTTTCCTCCCGTGTAAAGTTCTCTCTCACTCTTGTAGTAAAAACTCATTATAGCCCCTTCCAAATCATCATCAGCATCAGTATCAACAGTTCCGTCCGCAACGCTTGAGATTATGTGAATGTGGTAAACCCCAGCAGTCCATTCCCAAGGCAGTATAGCGGTATTGTATCCCACTGCGACATCTGCGTTCTTAATGGTTTCCGAAGCCACTAAAGTATCGGCATTATCGTGGACTACGATAGTCCAATCGCCTGTGCCTTTCGCTACAACCTTGAATACCACTTTCGTCTGGTATTTTTTGGTTGGAGTGAAGGTCTGCTTATCAGTCTCTAACTCACTGATAGTTGTCCCTAAGCTGTAGGCAGTCGCTCCAGTCGCTCCGATTGTCTGGTCTAAGTTGTCAATGAAGTCAGCTTTCAGCGTTGCTTTCAAGCTCTGCAAAAGAGCCAGAACATTACCCGGATTTAATTCTCCGATATTCTGGTTTACTCTTGCCCCGTTGTCTCCTGAAAAGCTAAACTCTTTCAGGCTCAGAGTAGCAGCGGAAGCCAAGCTCGCTTTGGTTGCGACCCAAGAAGCCCCAGCATCGGCAAATTTTATCTTTACATCTTGATGTCTGAAAATATAGTCGGTTGATTCAAATGAAACATCAAACGCAGCTCCAGCCTTCTCCTGCTCTTTGGCAGACAAAAATCCCACTGTCGCATTTACCAGATCGTCAACGGGAGTCCTTATCTCCAAACTCTTTACTAAAGCCAATCCGTATTCGTAATCCTGCGAATTCGGCTGCGACAATCCCAAACTCAATGAAGGATGTTCTGGATTCTGTGGTAAGATCTCAAAAAAGTGAGACCAAACTTTATCAGCTTCCACAATAGTAGGTGCTGTTTTCCCTAACCAGCTATTTAAAAGATAACCGATTGATCCGCACCTAACATTGAACTCCAAGTCCCCTTCTGCTCTTTTCTGGACTATCTCCGATCCCTGCGTGTCAACTCCGCTTGCTCTGGTTTCCTTCATCTCAACTTTCTCTACGATAGGCACTACTCCCGTTGGAGTCCTGCCCGGAATCCAAACCTGAGGAGTTACGACAGTTCCTCTTGCCACTGGATCTTCAACTCCAACCCCGATATTTATGTCTTCACCTCTTATGTAAGCCATATTTATTCCTTAGCGTTAATTTTTTTAATTGCTTCTGCGAGATTTCTCGCCCGCACCGAGCGACCTTGTAATGGGAAGTTCCAAATTGGTAAATCTTTTTCTGGCACTTCCTTTTTGCGAAGAGTTTCTTTTTTCTCTAACTCCTCCTCTGGTTCTGGCGTGATTTTTTCAGGTGTTTCCGCCTCCACCTTTCTCTTTGTTTCTGGCATATTTTTCCTTAGAGTTAATTGTTATTTCCTTATGGCACTCCCGACGCGGTGGATAAATCAAGTAGTCGGAACTATAACATCACAGCTAAGTGTGAGAGTAAAAATCCTCGCCTCTCCCCCCCCATATTCCACCCAATCGGCAACAGACGGAGTAGGTCTTACGTGTAAAAGTCCCTCTACCGTCAGAGCATCTTTTTTATCAAATAATTCTATTAACTCATCGCTTGCTTCGCTTAAAAGTTTTTCAACATCAGTTTCGGTTTCTCCTTCTACTCCTTTTAAAATGTAAACTCTAAATATAAATACTCTGTGCCTGCCTCCTGCTGTGTTTTGATAACTGCTTTCCAGTGCTTCTGGCATAACTACCGCAGCCGGCATTTTCTCAATGTCAGCCGGACTCCAGTAAGCAGCCCCGATATGCTCAATGGTTGAGTCCGTAATCTTTTCGTTTATTTTGTCTATTATAGCTTGTCTTAAATCTTTAAATCCGGTCATTGTTTTAGTATTTAATTGATTTAGTCATCTTTCTAACATTGCATTTGCGACAAAGAGGTTGGATATTTTCTATGTAGTCCGATCCGCCCTTACTAATGGGAATTATATGGTCTTCTTCAAGTTTAATCTCTGGCTCTTTCTTGCCACAACAAGGACAAGTGAATCCGTATTGCTTTTTTAGTAGTTCCCATTCGCCAAAAGTATGTAAACCTTCTGCTTTTCTTTTATCTCTATTTCTTTTGTTTTTAGTCCAACTAAGATAATTTTTATTTCGGCACCTTCCATCTTTCCACATATTACTATTCTTCCCTGATATTCTTTTTTCTCCTTTTTTAAATTCTGTTTTAAGAGAGCTATGCTGTCCCAAATGACCCCTTCTATTAATTTCTTTATGATATTTTGTCCTTTTATAAACCCCTTTTGGCATAATTTTATTTTGCTAATTGAGTTGTAATATTATTGATAGCTCGCTGAAAAATAAACTGGATTTGACCCTCAGAACGAGACACTCCACGCTTCATAAACGGGTTCGCCCTCGTCCCCGGATGTTGAACTGACTTTACGGGGTGAGCTGCTCCTTTCCAGTAAAGAGCTTTTTTCTTTACTGGCTTGATTATGTGTGCCGAAGTTCCCTCGTGAACATAAACTCCGTAGACAACAGTTGATTCAACAGTTCCCTTGAAAGGAGAAATCTTGCTGCGTATTCCAGACCTCAATCTTCCTGTCCTCACCGGTGCTTCTATCTTGGCTTCTCTGTTAACTAAAGCCACTGATAATGATATTGCTCTCTGTATTTGTTTTGAAACTATACCGGGAGATCTCTTGAACGCTTCCCTTAATTTTTCAAGCCCTTCTATTTTTACCGTGATTGCGTCTGGCATTTTATTGTTTTCTTTCCTCTATTAAAACTGCCATATGATCTACTGCGTGGCTGCCTTCATATTTCCTTATCCCTCTTACGTCATATTCTATTGAATCAATCACGACCCTGTCGGTTTCCTGAATGTCTGCTCCCACCCCTGCGTAAAGGTTGTATGCCTTCCCCATAATTCCTTCTGCTCTGGCTATCTGACTCATTTCTGCACTAAGAGGTAAAAACATTACTGATATTGTTCCGACTTCCTGCCAGCTTTTAATGTTCGGGTTTGCTATCTCCGCTTCCAATCTTTTGATTGTAATTATTTTATTTGTTTTCACAATTTTTATATTTAACTATTTCTCATATATTAGCCCACAGTTATTTTTCTGTAATTGTCAATTATTCCCTTTGCCCTTTCAAAGTCCTGCCAGTCCTTTTCTTTCTTATATGAAACTTTATAACTTCCCACCGCTTCACTCTCAATCTCTCCGTGCATTTCTCCTGCAAAGTTTATTATCCCAGCCACAAAAATCGTGGCAGCAAAAGATATGTCCGGAGGACAAGCCACCGAGTATCCCCACTTCGCCTCTACTTTTACATTCTGTTCGTCTGCCGTGAAAAGCAAACTTACATCGTCTTTCAGTTTTATTCTGGTCTTTGGCAATTCATTTGCCGGATAAAGCAGATAGTCATCCGTGTCAATCTCATCATCGTCTATCGTCAGTTTTGATACATCTATGCATTCCTCAATAAAGAGGCTTCTCCCCCCGTTCCCGTCATAAATCTTTTCGCTTGCTTCTGTGTCGGCAATAAAAACTCTGCCGGTTTCTCTTTCAATAAACCCTTCTATCTCGGCAATCCACTCCTCAACCTGAGGTCTGAAATAGTCTTTTATTGTGTGTAGCAAATAGTTTTGTATCTGCCTTACATTTGTGTATCCTTTTGGTGTTAGCATATTGGTTTCTTGGTTAATTTTATCATTTAATCTGAATGTCTGTCAATCATTTTGGGAACGGAACATAGGGACTGCTGTCAAGAACATAGGGACTGCTGTCAAATGAGTCGTATGGGTAAATCCTAATGCAATACTCCAAGATTTTGGTAAGCGTTCCGCTTGGCTCGTTCACTATGCAATACTTTAACGATTTGGTAATCGCTGCTTCCGTAAGAATTTCATAATTAAGAGATTTCTCTATTGTTGTCGGGGTCGTCAAAATACAATACTTCAGCGTTTTCTCAATCGCCTCCGTCTCGACGGTATAATATTTCAAACTCTTTGTGATCGCCTGTTCCGTTGCTATCTGATATTCTAATTCCTTTTCAATCTTTGCCTGCGTTATTATCTGGTATTCCAAATCTTTCGTGATGGCTGGAGGGGTTATTTCCACACAATACTCTAACTCTTTTGTCAATGCTGATGGCGTAGTAATAATATCATACTCCAAGCTCTTTTCCGTTGCTCCCGGAGTTGTGATGACCGTGTATTTTAGAGTTTTCGTCTCGCTGTGGCTCAGAACGACTGCGTATCTCAATGACTTCTCAATTCCGATTCCTTTTCTTATGGTGTATTTTAATTCTTTTGTTATCCCTGCCGGAGTGATCTCTACTGTGTATTTCAAAGATTTCTGAATCGCACTTGTCGCACTCTCCACTACATATTTCAATGACTTTGTAATCGCCGAAGGAATCGTCAATATCTGGTATTCCAAAGATTTCTCAACCTTCGTTTCCGTTAGCACTTTGTATCCGAGTGATTTCTGTATGGCAAACTCTCCCAAGTATATGCTGTATCCCAAAGATTTGGTTTTCTTTTCCTGAGTAATAACGACTGCGTATTGCAACGATTTCTGTATCTTGGTTGCACCCAAGTAAATACTGTAATCCAATGTCTTTTCTATTCCGGCAGGCGTTGTTTCTACTACATATTTGAGAGTTTTTTCAATCTTAATCGGGGTTCTGGCTACATATTTCAAAGACAATGGAATATAATACTCAATCATTATCCCGTAGGATAATCCTTTCTGGATCGCCGATGGCGTTATCTTAGTAGCGTATTTCAGGGACTTTTGAATGCTTGTCGGAACGGTAAGAATATAATAGGCAAGGGATTTCTCAATCTTAGTGCTTCCCAAAAATATGTTGTAGCGTAAATCCTTCTCCTTCTTAGCTGGAGTAGTTATGACCGCATATTTCAGGCTCTTGTTGATCGCCACTGAAGGCAGAGCTTTATATACCAGTTCCTTCTCTATCTTGATGCTCGGTCTCGTTTTGTATGTCAGTTCCTTCGTCTTTGCCGAAGGCGTAGTAATAACATAATACCCCAGCTCCTTCTCTGTTTTAGCTGGAATAGTTAGAATTGTATACTCTAATTCTTTTTCCAGCTTCTGAACCGTAACCACATCGTAGGATAAGTCT